AACACTTTTAAACCTTGACGGTTGGAATTTAACACATACAGGAAAAGGTAATGAAAGCTGGGACGCTACAGGCACAACACCAAAGGGTCAAGAATGTGTTATCGAAATGAAATTTAGAAATAAATACTATGATACCAAAATACTAGAAAAGTTTAAACACGATAAATTAATAGAAACAGGTAAAGTCGCTTTGTACTTAGTGAACGACCCAAAAGGTAACTATATGTTCTGGCTTAATAATTTAAAAGACTTACAAACAAAAGATATATATTGTCCTGACACTACGCTCTGGACTAAGAAGAAAATATTAAAGCCTTGTTATCTATTAAAAGAACAAGATGCTGCAATAATTAACTTAAATGAAGAACTAGAAATTGGTATATGGGATAGTTATTTTCAGATAAAAGAAAAAATAAATAAAAAAAATAGTTAATAATTTGTTTATAATTAAAATAAAGTTGTATATTTCGGCATATTAATAACAAAACAAAACATTATGAAAAAGACAAAAACAGGATTACACATTGAAACAAGAAAAAACCGCATTGAGGTTTACACAAAAAAAGACTTATTAGAAAAAGAACGTAAAGAGCAAGAGTATAGAAACCTTATAATAACAGGAAGTATTTTACTTTTAGGTCTTTTAATTTTTACTTTTGGTTTAATTATAGGTTCTAAGATATAATGACACCACTACAAAAACAGTCTTACAATTTATGGTTTAATCACATAGCTAATTTAGTTATGCAATGGAGTAAAGAAAAACCAGCAAACACAGACTTAAAAAACATAGTACAAGGAATGACAGAGATAGGTCAATATGTAAACGGTTTAAGCGTTGAGAATGACGTATTAAAAAGAAGATTTGATTTATTAAGAGCTGATAAAAACAGTCAGCTTATAAGCCTTAAAGAACAAATAGAAAAATTAGAAAACGATTTAAAAAAATATGATATATGAGTTGGTTAGATAGTTATATAGATGAACCAGATACAAAGACAGAATGTGCGTGTTGTGGTGCTGAAACAAACGGAGATTATTATTGTTCAGTTGAATGCTTTAATTTAGATATAGAATGATACTATTAGTTGATGCAGATAGTTTAATCTTTGCAGCTTGTTATAAAAAACGAGAGAACCCAGAAGATGATAAATACTATCGAGATATAGAGGAAGCACAAGCGAAGTTTGATGAACAATTTATGAGCATAGTGAACAAGCTTGAGGATATGTATCCAGTTGAAAAAGTAATAACATTTAGTGGTAGTAAGGGAAACTTTAGAAAGCTAATTACAAGCGACTACAAAGCCAATAGAAAAAAGCAAGAGTTACCACCTTTATTAGATGAGATGCATCAATACGTAAAAGACCAATACGACAGCATTTGGGGTTATGGAATTGAAACTGATGATATGGTTGCTAGATATTGGTTTGAACTGTCGAATGAGTTAGGGCGTGATAATGTTATGATAGTAAGCATTGACAAGGACTATAAGCAGTTCCCTTGCCTGATGTATAATTACCACTACAAACACAAAGAGGTTTTAGATATAAGCGAAGATGAAGCTTTATATAACTTTTACGAGCAAATGATAATTGGAGATACAGCCGACAACGTAAACTATTTTAAAGGTAAGGGAAAAAAGTTTGCAGAGAAATACTTAGCTGATTGCGATACAAAGTATCAATACACAAAAAAGATGTATCAATTATTTAAACAAGAGTACAAAGGCAAAGCACGTCAAAAATATGCAGAGTGCTATCACTTATTAAAACTTAGAACAAATGATTAGATTTGTATATGACTTAGATATAGTTATTGAAGCTATGGAAAACCAAGACTATAAAGACGCTTTAAAAATGATTAAAGACATACAGGAAGATTTAAGAATATTAGCATTATTATAAAACAAAAACAAAATGAAAACAACAAGAACAATTTACACAAAAAAAGATTTTAAAAATGTAATTATTCCAACGTGGCAAAGGTGGAGGAATGAAAAGAACGTTAAAGACCTGTCGGAAGCTGTTTCAGAGAACGGTCAGCTTAGGGACGTTCTTATATGTATAACTAAAGACGGAACTAAAATATTAACTGACGGAAACCATTTATATAGTGCTGTTTTTGATTACCTTAAATATAGAAAAATTAATGTTTTAGAAAAACAAGTTAAAGACAACGAAGACGCTAGGCAGACATTTATATCTTTTAACACAAGAGGTAAATCTTTAAAGGTTATTGATTACATTGTTAGTTATGCTGGTAGTGGAAATAGAGATTATAAAAGATTTTTATTAGAGGTTATGAAAAGTCCAAACAGCTTAAAGGAAGCGGAGAATGTTTATGGAAAACTTTTTACTATTCCTGCTTTAGTTTCTATATTTTTAGGCACAACAACAGATGTTAAAAAGGGTTCTTGCAAGTTACATAAGAACCATAACAGGCTTTTAGAGGTTGTTGATTATTTAGGACAAAACTATTTATATAATGGTAGGCTTATAAAACACTTAAATAAGAATGGTAAATCTATGAAATTAAATGGGGGTAGTATTATACCTGTATTTAAAAAAATCAAAAGAAGCGAAAAGATTTTATCAATGTCAAATAAAGAAATATTAAACCTACTAATTGATTTTACATTTTATCATTATAACTCTATGGAAAATTGCTCTTTTACAAAAGATGCAATAGATAAAAGTTTTAATGCTTACTTAACAACTATATGAAAGGATATATTTATAGCGACCAGATACCTATGTTCGGACACAAAGATATTATAGGTTATGGAACTAAAGATTTTCAAGTAAAGGAAGTTGAAAAAGATTTAGCAAATAAAACCATAATTAAAAATCATTATAGTGGCAAAATATATAATGGAACTTATGTTAATTTAGGGGTTTTTATTAATAATAAGTTTATGGGGGTTTTACAATACGGTTATGCAATGAACCCAGCAAGTTGCGGAAGTGTTGTAACAGGTACGGAAATGAACCAATATTTAGAATTAAATAGAATGTGGTTAGACGACAAAGCGGAACGCAATAGTGAAAGTAAAGCAATTTCTTACAGTATTAAATACATTAAAGGTAAACTAAAGACTATAAAATGGATACAGTCATTTGCAGACGAACGCTGTGGCGGTTTAGGTATTGTTTATCAGGCTTGTTCTTTTAGATATTACGGAGAACACACTAGTAGTTTTTGGGAACTTAAAGACACAATGTACCATAATACAAGTATGACAGTATCTAAAAAAAGTCAAAGATATAAAAACAATGTGGGTGGTTGCAGATATTTACAAACAAATAAAGACAAGGCAATTAAACACGATTTAAGACAATTTAGATACATTAAGTTTTTAGATAAAAGCTGGGTAAAAAAATGTACTAAAAAAGAATTACCATATTTAAAACATTATAATAACGATTAATAAAATTATGAGAGCAACTTATTTACATTACGAAAACGGTAAAGGCTATGACGTTATAGACTTTATAAAAGATTATGAACTTAACTTTAACAGGGGAAATATAATTAAGTATATTTGCAGAAGCGGAAAAAAAGACGATGAGTTAAAAGACTTAGAGAAAGCAGCAGATTATTTAAGACGTGAGATAGAATACCTAAGAGAGCAGCAACAGCAATGGATAGAAAAAAACAAATAGAATACTATAAACAAATGGAACAAAAAGAACTAGAACACCAAGAACAAGTCAGGGGAGTTTATGACGAACCAATAAACGAAAGGCATTTAGCTTATTTAAAATGTGTGTTGATAAGTCAATTACTACTAGAAGCTAATGACGATTTAAAAGGAAGCAAAGCGTTTAAACAAAATGTAAAGCTACAAGTAAATAAAACGTCAAAGATATTAGAAAACATATACCAAGAGGGTTTTAATACTGTATATCATAATAACCCTGAAATGTGTACCAATGTACTAAACAAAATAGACAGCTTAATACACAAAATAAAAACAGCTAGTATTGATGAGCTAGTAATGATTGATGCACTAGTTGATAATTACTTTCAAGACAAAGAAGAACATAATAAAAACCAAACAGCAGAATTCACTAAAATAGATTAATATGTACGTAAACATAGAAGTAAAAAAAGCAGACCGAAAAGATTATTTTAAATTTAATATAAACGGAGTTAAATTAGGAGAATGGGAACGCTCAGACCTTAGACACTTAATAGAAGTTATAGATAATAAAATATAGACAAATGAAACTAGAAACAATAAAAGAAGCAGTAGATAAAAAATTCAATTTAGATATATCAGTAAACACAAGACAAAGGAATTACTCTTATGCTAAAAAGGTATTTAGTAAACTAGCCTACGAAAGTGGAGCTACATTTAGGGAAGTAGGCGATGTAATTAAAAAAAGCCACTGTAATATACTGCACCACGTTAATAGCATAAACGTAATAACTCTTGAAGATAAAAAGAAACACGACCAAATAATAAGAGAACTAAACCTAGTATTATCTAAACCATTTTTTAATTCAGAACAAGACAAAATAAAAAAAGAAATAAAAAGAAAAACAACAAACAAAACTATAAAAGAAATACAAGACGTTATAGACATCTTAACAGGCTGGGACATAGAAACAGTAGAAGAATTCAAACAAACACGACTAGACCCCTTTAACGCATTAATAAAAACAAGAGTAAAGCGAAAGACAATACCAGAAATAAAAGGTGCTACATTAAACAAGAAAGTTAAAAACCCTGTACTATGCTAATAACAAACGAAGACAATATGGAACAGAAAAACAAGAATAGAACAACACAAAGCACAATTAAGAATGTTTTAAAAAAAAAGCGATGGAAAAAAAAGTTGAAAGTATAGATAATTTTCAATGTAAAGATTGGCTTTTAAATAAGCACTATGCAAAAAGAATGTGTAGTATATCTTATGCCTTTGGTTTATATATTGATGGTGTTTTAAATGGTGTTTGTACTTTTGGGTTTCCACCAAACTATAACTACAATAATGGAAAATGTATTTTTAATACTTACGAATGTTTAACATTAGAATTAAATAGATTAGTTGTAAATGATGGTTTACCGAAAAATACACTATCTTTTTTTGTGTCTAAATGCTTAAAGATGTTACCAAAACCATCTTGTATAGTTTCTTATGCAGACCAAAATCAAGGACATAATGGGTATATTTACCAAGCAACAAATTGGACTTATACAGGTGTAAGCACACCAAAACATAAATACGTGTTTGAAGATGGTAGTACATTTGATATAAGACGAGGTATAGAAAACAAGGGTAAGTTAGTTGATAAAATACTAATGAAGCCAACACATAGATATTTGTTTTTTAATGGTATTAAAACTGATATAAAGAAAATGAAAACAGATTTAAAAATGAATGTTTTTGAATACCCAAAAGGTGATAATGAAAGATACGATGCAAGTTATGAGCCACAAACTCAAACTAAATTGTTTTAGATTTTACTATGGGTTTGGGAAGTACAGGGATTGCTTGTGTAAATACCAAAAGAGATTTTATAGGTATTGAAATGGACGATAAATATTTTGATATAGCAAAGCAAAGAATTAAAGAAGCTGAATATAAGTTATTCTAAAAAAATATAATTCTGTTTATATATTATTGAATAAACAATTTATTTCAATATGGATAACAGAAAAAATAATGGTGGTGCTAGAGAGGGTGCTGGACGTAAACCAAAGGCAATAGAACAAAAACTAATTGAACGCTTAGATGCTATAATAGACAAAGACGAAGCTATAAGCAAACTAGGAGAGCTAGTGGCTAAAGGCGATATGAGAGCCGTACAACTATATTTAAGCTATCGTTATGGTAAACCTAAAGAAAGTGTTGATATCAACTCTAGTGAGGGCTTAAACGTTAATTTTAGAGATTTAATAAAGTTCGTTGATTAAAGTAAAAAAGAAATATATGCCTATTGTTGATAGCGACAGTAGGTATTTTATAGTAAGTGGTGGGCGTGGTTCTGGGAAATCTTTTTCAGTAAACGCCCTTTTAGTGATGCTAACATACGAACAAGGTCACACGATATTGTTTACTCGTTACACATTAACCTCTGCATACATTTCAATTATACCTGAATTTATAGACAAGCTAGAACAGTTTGGTTCAATAGCAGACTTTCACATTACCAAAGATGAAATATTAAATAAAAAGACAGGAAGCAAAATAATATTTAGGGGGATAAAAACCTCTAGTGGTGACCAGACTGCAAACCTTAAATCTTTACAAGGCATTACAACCTGGGTTGTAGATGAAGCAGAGGAATTAGTAGATGAACAAAAGTTTGATACTATTGATTTATCAGTAAGACAGCAAGGCAAACCAAACAGAATTATATTAATACTTAACCCAACTACAAAAGAGCATTTTATATACAGACGTTTCTTTGAGGATAGAGGGGTTCAAGAGGGTAGCAATACAATTAAAGAAAATACAACTTACATACATACAACGTACCAGGACAATATAGACAACCTATCTAAAAGCTATATAGA